GTTCCGTGTAAAAATATCTGGACATTTCTCTCTTCAAAAGGTAAATCTTTATGACTAAAATTACGAACAGCACGACCTATTATTTGTTCAATACGATTCATGTTATACCAGGGTTCCAATATATGAACTTGACGAATGAATTTTAAATCAATACCTTCCGTTCCTGCTTTTGAAACTAATATGACTTTAACATTTTCTCCATATTTATTTTTCTTATCTGTTAATTCTTTTATGAGAGAAATATTGTCTGGAGATAATGTTATATCTCCGGTAATCATTGCGTATTTTGCGGTCTTTTTATTTTTAGATGATTCCGGTTTCATTGTCTCTACATTTATTTTGGGACGACTTGTTTTTAAGAGTGAGTTACCATCAAATTTGGTAAACCCCAATTCTTCCAAAGCAAGTGCCATTGGGATTAAACCAGCATCAATGTATTGTGAATAAATTAAAATGATACCTTTCGATTGTATAATATAATTCAATATTGCTTCAATTTTAAAACTATATTTGCCAATTTCAGAAAGAGAGAAAATCCTTCCATATTTTTCTTCAATATGTGGTTTATATTCATAATTTGCTTTATTTTCAAAATTCATGACTCGTTCTATTCCTTGTTTACCTGTTAATTCATCCATGTTTATCGCACCACCTTTTTGTTCTATTGATGATAGTTCTGATGATGTTGATGGCTGTTCAATAGATGATGAGGATGATGCTGATGATGATGGCTGTTCTATAGATGAGGATGATGATGCTGATGATGATGCTGATGATGATGCTGATGATGATGCTGATGATGGCTGTTCTATAGATGATAGTTCTGGTGATAATGATGATGATGATGATTGTGGGGCTTCTTCTAGTAATGGTGATGATGTTTCTTTTAATGATGATAGTTCTGGTGATAATGATGCTGCTGATAGTGGGGCTTCTTCTGATAGTGGGGGTTCTTCTGGTAATAGTGGGGCTTCTTCTGATAGTGGGGGTTCTTCTGGTAATAGTGGGGGTTCTTCTTGTAACAAAGATTCTTCTTCTGATGACGATAACACAGGCGACAGAGAAGACACAGAAGATACAGGAGACAGAGAAGACACAGGAGACACAGAAGACACAGGAGACAGAGAAGACACAGAAGATACAGAAGATACAGGACTACTAGATAAAACAAAAGATTCATCTGTTAATTCATCGTGTGGATAAGTCATAATAAGTGACTCCAATGGTCTCTGCAATAAGCTGTATCCAAGTATAATATTAAACGCATCTTTTTTATTTTTAATTCTGTTTGTAATATATTTATATACGAGTGATTGATATGTTCCAATTTTACCCAAATATACATTTAATATTTTTAAACGAGATTGATGTTCAATTACATCACCATTCATTTGAATTGTTGGATATTTATTTTTCTTATCAAAAAAAGTATTTGCCAAAGAAAAATCTTTTGGATAAACTCGATATGGAAAAGTATATGGATTTTCACCTCTTACAAAAGAGACATAACCAGTTGCTTTTCGTATCAATACTTCTCTTCCTCCTTGCTTCAAATTTCCAAACTTATCAAAAATATCCTCGTGTTTTACGGTTGAACGCCTATCATTAATATTCATCAAATTTAACAACCAAATAATTTCTTCATAAGTATTAAACATTGGTGTTGCAGATAATAACAATAATCGTAAATTATCAGCAGATTTTACCAATTTTTCCAAATTAATAGCAACCTTTTTATTTTCAGTATTGTCAGTAACGCGAATATTATGAACTTCATCTATAATAATCAACCTATTGTCAAATTCTCGTTTCAATCGTTCTTTTTGTATTTTAAAATCACCAGAGCCTGCTTTTCTTAAAATAAAATTCGCAAATTCTATATAACCTATAAATAAATAAGAATTGTCAATAATATTATTTATTTCAGAAATAATTTTATCTCTTGTTAAATTCGTAGAATTGATTTCTCTCAATAATTTATTTCCAACACAATTTGTAATATTCCAAACACCATTCTTTTCTTTTAATTTTCTTTCATCAAACAATTGAAGACGAAAATTCTCTTGAACATTTTCAGATGCAACAATAATAATTCGTTTAACATTATTCATTTGTTTTAAATAATCACGCATTTCTTCACTCACTCCAATTGCCGAACACGTTTTGCCACTACCTAATCCGTGATACAATAATAAACTATTATAGGGTGTTTGAAAAGAGAGAAAATTCTTAACAAATGCTTGATGTGGCGATAATTCAAATTCTGCAGTGCTTAACATTTCAGCCTGTTTTTTTACATTTGAATGTATTGTTCCATCATATTTCGTATCATTAAATTCTTTTTTTGTTGCGATTTTTATATTAAAATTTGGGTCATTTAAATTAGGATATAAATAAGTATTTTCATTTTCATTTTCACTTTCATAAATACCTTCTTTTAATTCTTTTTTAATTTTAATTGAGTTACACTCTTTTGAAAATTCATTGTCTGTGCATGCTTGTGTTGATGCTTCTTCATTTTCAGACTCTTCTTCCGACCCTTGTTCGGACTCATCTTCCGACCCTTGTTCGGACTCATCTTCCGACCCTTGTTCGGACTCATCTTCCGACTCTTGTTCAGACTCTTGTTCAGACTCTTGTTCAGACTCTTGTAAAGGACTAGGAACAACAACATCAGGAACAACAGCATCAGGAACAACAGCATCAGGAACAACAACATCAGGAACAACAACATCAGGAACAACAACAACAGGAACAACAACATCAGGAACAATAGGCACATTCTTTTTAGGTTTTAATCGACAATAGGTAGTTTTGCCTCGCACAACAACAGAACAATCTTTATTTATTCCACACGCATTTTCAGACAAACCTTTACACGTCGACATGATTAGTATAAACTATATTCATTTAATAATTTATGCACATTAGAAATTAATTGTTTTTTTTCTAAATTGTAAGGTCTGATATTTTCTAAACATTTCTGAAATGATTTCCACTCAATCTTACTTACTTCTGTTTTTTGATAATTCAATGTGTCATCATTAATTTCATCCATATACGCCAAAAAATATTTGTGTTTATAAGATTTATGATTTGTCCCAATAAATGTTTCTTCGAAAGGCAACACATTTTGAATAACACAAATAGTTTCACAGTATATGCCAGTTTCTTCTTTAAATTCTCTCAATGCACATTCCAAATCCTTCTCACGATTATTCCGGCGTCCTTTCGGAAATTCCCATTCAGTTTCTCTCCACCCCGTTTTACTTTTATTAACAATCATTTCAAGTGTTACAATCTCATCATTCACAACAACCCCGCTTTTTATCAAATCAAATTTTTTACTAGATATGATTTCTTCATTTAAATATTGATTGTTTGAAACATTTCCCCACATTAAATTCCACAATTCATTAAATGAAAGTGTCAATATTCTCTCTTTTTCAGAAAGAGACATTTCATCAATAATGCTTTGTATATGTTCAATGTTATAAGGTGAATATTTCCCTCTAATAAAATCTATATATCCAAAACTATCCTTTCGTCGAATCATCAAAAATTCATTGATTCCATTTTTTTTTCTAAATAATATAATTCCATAACTCATAATAGGATATTTACAATTGTGGAACAAGTGTCCACATTTTTTACAATTATTGCATACATTCATATAATATGTTAGATTCATCATCTTTTTATATGAATTTAAGTTATATGGCACTAAATGGAAACATACATCTTTCTCAAAAAAGCGACAGTGTTTTAAATCCGGAAATTTGGGGAAAATGGTATTGGGGTTTTTTACATACGATTGCTATTTCATACCCATCTTATCCAAATGCTGTAACCAAGAAAAAATATTATGAATTGATTCAAAATTTTCATATATTTTTGCCTATAGAACATATTTCAACCAATTTTTCAAAATTAATAGAAACATATCCAGTTGCACCATACTTGGATACACGCGAAACATTTATCAAATGGGTGCATTTTATTCACAACAAAATAAATGAAAAAATGGAAAAACCTACAATATCATTACACGATTTTTATATTCAATATTATCAAAATTATAAACAAGATACTTTTAATTATAAACTCAGAGAGAAAGTCATTTATATAATAATAATTGTAATATTACTAACATTAATTTATTATCTATATAATAAATAAAGATGAAGGCAGGGAAAACAATTGCGTCCGGAGGTTTTGGTTGCGTTTTTAGACCTTCGTTAAAATGCAAATTAGCGAATGAGAGAGAACCTGACAAAATATCAAAATTGATGACAAGTAAACACGCATTGGCTGAATACAACGAAGTGACAATATTGAAAAATATATTGGATAAGATACCTAATTACACGAATTATTTTATTATTGATGGATTCACTATTTGTCAGCCAGACAAATTAACAAACGCGGATTTAATAGATTTTAAAAAATGTTCTGCATTGCCAAAAGACAACATTACCTTTTCCAATATTAACAAATCTCTCGATAAATTATTATTGGTTAATATTCCTGATGGAGGAGAAGCTATGGATGATTTTATATATAAGCATTCTACTTATCAAGAAATTATTGAAATAAATAAATCCGTGATAGATTTGTTTGTGCACGGAATTATTCCAATGAATAAATTAAATGTTTATCATAGCGACATTAAAGACTCTAATATTTTAATCTCTCGTAATAAAGATGATTCATTACACGCGAAACTCATTGATTGGGGATTGACTGTTGTATATAATCCAAAAAATCATGAAGACACGCCAGAAAATTGGAACGGTCGACCATTCCAATTTAATGTGCCATTTTCAATAATTCTTTTTTCAGATAATTTTGAAAAACGATACACTGAATTTTTAAACAACATTTCTGGAAAAATAACACGCGCAAAATTAGTGCCATTTATTTCGAATTATATTACTGAATGGAACGAAATACGAGGACCGGGTCATTTTAAATACATTACACACATATTTTTCATGTTTTTTGAAAAAGACCATCCACAAGAAATAGACAATGAAACTTTTTTTGAAAAAACATATACACTTCCTTATATTACTAATTATATTGTGAAAATTTTACTTGCGTTTAAACCAAAAGAATATTTGGACAAGGTCTTTGTGAAAAATGTGGATGTATGGGGATTGTTGATGACATATTATCCAATTATGGAAATTATTTATGACAATTATAAAACAAGTTCTAAAAATGACATTAAAATTTTTAATTTTATTAAATCACTGTATTTGAATGTTTTGTATAAAAATGGTGACAAAGCCATTACTGTGTCCAAAATACTCAAAGAAATGAATAAATTTACCAACTTGTTTAAAAATTCAATCACTAAAACAATGCGAAAATATAAAAATAAAAATAAAATGTTAAGCAATAAATCAATGAAATCAACGAAATCTACCAAACACAACTCATCACGTAAATTAAAATATCTTGATTTCTAAAGTTATGTTTAGGCATTTCATCCGGTTTAATTTAATATGTAAATATAATAATAATGAAATTAGAATTATTTGTGTTGGGAGTTACTGCATTTCTTATATACAACACATATCATGATGGAAAATATTTGAAAATGATAATGTCTTGGAAAAAATATTATCAAATGGCATTTTTTGGAGTGATTGGCATAAGTGTGTATTTATTGATGAAACGAAATCCTGCTCAAGGGAAAAATATGTTGTTATATGCAAACAATATGGTAAAATATATGCCTATTGATAAATCGTCCATTGACATGTTCTCTCCCATGTTTGATTTTACTAGCACATCAAGTTTAGATAATGACATTGGATACGGCGGTGGTGGTGGTAATGCGAATGGAGAGAGAAGAATTATGAATTCAGGCAAAATGGG